TAGCCATCAAGCCAACAATCTCGCCTACAACAAAGTCATCAAATGCGGTGTTCAGTATCATCAAGTGACCACCTTCCCGCTGCTCTTGGCGTCGAACAACACGTTGGGGTAGCGGGCTTTAGTCCTCTTTTCCAAGTCAGCTTGTGTGGACAGCCCTTCAGCTGCACCGGCAAACAGGTTCACCAGCGGATCGAACACCGGGATTTCGTTGAGCGACCTTGCCCGCTGCGCTGCATTGGCAGCTACCAGCGTTGGGTTGGCGATGTTCATGTTCTGGCTGCGCAGATCAGACTTTGCTGATTCTACCTGTGACCTAGCCGTGTTGGCATACTCGTTGGCCTTGCTGCCAATCTGCCGCTCGTACTCACCCTTTTTCTTCATAAGGTCTGCACGACGCCGAGCACCCGCAGATGAGTTCAACAAATTGCTGTCAGCCAGCGCCAATGTCAGCTGCTTAAAGGCATCTTCGTACTGATCTGTTACTGTTGGCTTGGCAAAGTCGAGATATGCCTGACGGCGATTGTCGTAGAACGCATCGTCAAAGCCCTTAAACTGGTCGGTGATTTTTGCGTCGCCAGTTCTAATACGCGCCTGACGTTCTTCTTCGACTCTACGGCGCTCTGCTGCGCCGCCATCACCTCTGCTGCCACCTAAACACATTAGCTTACCACTCCTGGCTTATGCCACTTCACTGTGCCGGGCTGCGATTGAGGCGGTCTTACATACGCAAAATTTACAAAGTCCTCGCCGTTCTTTCCGTAGCCCTTGATTACGCTTTCTTCTTCCAAGCCTAAAAACTTCAGCCAATTATGGACGCTTGAATATCCAGCTATTGACTGCGCCTCTACTCGGTGAGCACCGGCATTATCTAATATTGGTATTATACTCTTTATGATGAGCCTTGTCAGGGAAAGGTGGATTTTGTTGAATTGGTCGGTCGCAATCAGTCCCATGTTCCAAACACCATGACGCAGCGGCATGTAAGTAAACGCTGCGATTCCACCTTCTTCTTTCGTGCCGCAAATGATCGTTGTCTCTGACTTTGACCAAGCGCGGGCAATCTCCTCTGCCAACTCATGCCGGCTCTCAGCAAAACTTAGCGCTGAACACTCCTCGAAATCACGCTCCCGCATGTTCAAGGCAATGTCATACAACGCACCAATGGATGCCGGATGGTACATCATCCTTGTTCAGCCCCCTGATAATGCAATGCGATGTTGCCTAGCCGTGCCTCACCAGCTGCTGTGCAAGTGATCTTTGGTGCGATGTGCGTCGAGTAGCCGGTCATCGTTGCTCGACCAAGGCCAAAGGTTGTGCGCGTTACAGTCGCGATTTCCTGTATGACTGATATATCAGTCGGATCTGTTGCAACGCTGATGTTCCATTGGTTTGTGCAAGTCACATCGATGCCAGTAAAGTCTTTGCTGTCAGCTGGCTTGCCGGCATCGAGGAACGGCATCTGCACTTCCACAGCGCTGCTGTCATATGTATCGCCATTCGCACCGCCCAGACTGTAAAGATTGTCGCCGCTGCGGCATAGCACCTGGTCGCCGTCATACGCCCAGCCGTCTATCGCAAAGCCCGGTTCGTATGTAGACCATGCCGACACTTTGCTCGATGGGAAATAGCTGAAGACAAATACCGTGTTTCCGATTGCAAGAAGATACCTTCCTGTGCGCGGGTCAAGGATTCCCTGCGCTTCTGTTCCGTTGTCTTCATTGCCTCGGATAGACTTGATAACAGTCTCGTCAATAGGGTTGCCGATATCGCCAACAAACGCGGCATTTGAAGAATCTCGCGCTCTAAGGCTGCGGACGCCCGACACACTAAGATAGAAAACATCGTTGTCTCCAAACTCGACAACAGATTGTGGCGCGATTGTGCCGGTGTTGTTCAACACCTGTATCTGTTGGTTGAGGTTTTCATCAGAACTGACAAACCAGATTTGGATGGCCTGTTTCGCAAACACGGCGATGTTGTCAAAGTAGTTGGCCATAGCTTGCAGATCTTCTGATCCAGAAGCGTTGTTAGACAAGTTGATGAAGCCCGCACCAACAGCCCCGTCATTCCATTCAGTCGGATCATTCACGCCGCTAAAGTGCAGCAAGCTGTCTGACAGTGCGTACATCTTCGTTTTAGCTGGACGGATAAAGCCACCGGGGGTGTAGCCGTTGATGTTGTTCGATGTCGCGCCACCATCCAGATAGTTCTGTGATGTAGGGCTGAACGCAGTTGTCACATTGCCAGCAACAGACACAACGATGGCGTAGTTGTTAAACGATGCGCCAGATTCACGCGAAATGATGTTCACAAACGCACCAGTGGCTGTGGCCTCATACTCAGGCGCTGACGCAAAATCGTTGATGGCGTCTGCGATCAACTCAGCCGTATTGGTGTTCGATGTAGCCCACGGTATCTGTGAGCCGATGATGCTGACGCCATTGACCGTGATGTCAGTGACCGCGTTGTCTACACCGCCAGACATATTAGTCACGCTGCCTACCGTGGCAGCGCCGTCCACCTGTACAGCTACAGCAAAGCCGTTAACCGAGATGCCCACGGTCGCCGCGGTAATCGTAACAACCGCACCAGCTGCGGACGCAGTGTAGTTTGGTGTGCTAGTGTTGCTGTTGATGGCGTTGGCAATGTTGGTCGCTGTAGTCGAGTTATTGCCTGTGTGGGCCACGGCTGTCGTTATAAGATCGACATTGTTTACGGTGACGGTACGGATGTTGTCGCCGGGGTTTGCTGTGCCGCCTGTGACAGTAAATGATCCCGTCGCAGCTGTGCCACCAGCCGACCCACCAGTAATCTGGATCTTTGCCCGCGCTCTGCCGTCAAACCAATCGGTGATACGCACACCATCGTAGTAATGGAAAATGCGGCCATCCGCGAATTGCGCCGCTGCATAGACTTTGCCGTTGAAGAAGTCAGTGTCGAGGATCTTGGTCAGCGCTGTACCGCTGGGGTGTTGCAGCCGGACATAGTTCACGTTTGCGGGAGTGCCGGCCGCAAACGTGACACTGGACGCTGCTTGGTCGCCAAAAACGTAAATCTGACCGTTTGCAGCGGCCAGACCTTTTGTGTTCGACGGCAGCGTAGCAAGGGACACAAACGCTGGGCGCTTTTCGATTTCACCGCCCCGCGTAATGTGAGCGTTCTTCAAAGTAACAAGGGTGCCAGGCGTTGCCGTCACATTAGATCGCCTAGTGTCTAGGCCACCTCTGAAATCTTCGACCAGAATGTACGGCATGTCAGCTGCCTGTTGTTGCTATCAGTGGTGGCCCTTTCGGACGGTACATGCCTTCTGGCTCACCGCCGCCGATTACAAATGTTTCGGTCTTTGCTAACCGCGCCTTCAGTCTTGAGTAGTGTGCCTGTGCCTGTGCCAGCTTGTTTTGAGCGTCGCCCTGCTTTTGCCGAGCAAGCATCTCAGCTGCCGAGTACAGGATAATAAGCTGGTCATCGAGGTCAGCTGTGTCTGTCTCTTGGATCAGCCCGCCGAGGTTGCGGATCCCGTGAAACCGCAACATGCCCTGCTTGGTGGCTGTGTCGCTGTTCTCTGACGGGATGGGCCAGACTTCGATCTGGTTGCTCTCATGGGCATCAAACCGCTGAATGGGGTATGACCGCACATCCCTATCGCTGTCATGCTGGTTGTACTGCGCAGCACCTACGCCGTACTCCACCTTCTCCCAATAGTCGCCATGCTTAAATTCGACACGCTCGATACGCTCAAACACTATGTCGCTGGGCAGATTGTAGTACCGCTGCCCGTCAGAGATGGCGATGTCGCGCTGCACACGCAGAAACGGCCATGCGTAGTCATCCCACAGCCGCCTCTGGTTTCGTTGAATGACGTTGACCAGCACATCCCTAGTAGACTTGCCAAGCGACGGCTCAAGCGAATGGCCGATCTCAGATCGCAAGTCGTTAATAAGTATCGCTAGGGTTGTACCTCTGGCCATGCGCTCACTCCTCTACAAACGCCTCATTCGCGTCAGTTGTTGGGTCGTCCGCAACAAAGTGGCCCGCCTCCGTGCGAGCACGTTTCTTGGTGGCGGCTTTCTTGGCAGCCTTCTTGGGCTTGGCCTTGTTCTGTGTAAGCCAGACCTGATCCATGTAGCTGTCTTCGATCTTCGCAGCAGCAAGAGAAGCCGGCACATCGCCGTACTTGCCAAAAACCTGTTCCACAGTCGCATCATCGTAAATCTCCCCCAGACGATTCCGTTCCGCGTCGCCGTCATGGTCGAAAGCGCCGGTAGGTCGAATGTTGGTGACAGCGTGATCGCCGTGGATTTGCCGCAGCAGAACAATCTCTGCTGGGGTAACAAATTCTTTGACGATGACATGCGAGATGTCACCTCCGATAGCCAAACACGCGGTATGGTGTTCCATTCTGTCCTCTCCTTAGTGAAAGGCGCGGCAGCACTAGGCCACCGCGCCTCCGAGTTAGGCGATCTCGTAAACGCCGTGGCAGTTAAGCTGCGACGAACACAAGACTGCGGTTGTGGTGATAGCGCGATACATGACGTACTGCGTAGCCGGACGGGCTGGCGCATGACGCTTCATCTTCTCACCGTCCATGTAGTGCAGATACAGCTTGGACGGGTCGATGATGTAACAACGCTTCGACGGGGTTTTGCCCGTAATGGTCAGGTCGTCGAGGGTCGGGTCATACTGGAATACCATTCCATTGTATGTGATCTCGCCCATCGAGATGTCCTGATTGCGGGCAAAGCCAGTGTTGCTGTAGTTACCGTTCCGGCGCAGTTCGTCTGCAAGACGATCAAGGAACGCGGAACCACAGAGCGCAAGGCTAGGCTTGCCACCAAAACGCTTCAGCTGACGCATTTCGGTGTGTAGCGTTTCAATCAGTTCCTGACCAGTTGCGGTGGTGCTGATTGCCACGTTGGCGCGGTTTCTCCACCAAGTATTCGACACGGTGGACAGGCCACCAACAGTCGAACCAGTGGCCGCTGGGTTGTCGAGAATGATCGAGCGAATACCCGCAAGTGCAGCTGCGCTGCCAGAACCATCGCCATACAGCAGATCGTTCATGCCACGCGAGTAGCCTTCCATCATGTCATCGAGTTTGTCTTCAAGCAGATTCGCCAGCACAGTGGCGTCACGGCCACTATGGTTGGAAGTGCTTGCGCTGTTCAGCGAGTCCGTGACGCTGATGCCGTCCTTTTTCAGTTCGGTCAGGGTCAGCGAAATACCAGCATGGTGTTCTTTCCATGCGTAGTTGACGCGCTGAATGTTCGCCGGGTTGGCATACGACACAGTATCGTTATGCGTGTAACCAGCAACAGTGGTGGTGTATGTACCCTTCACTGCAAGCGAAACATTCTCTTTACCGCCAGGAAACGTCTTTGCAGATTTGTCCATAGCAGCGAGAAGCGGTTTGTCTTGAAGTGAATTGGCATACACCGTGCCACGATCGATGTAGTAATCGAGCGCAGCGTTGGCGATGTTCGCCAGTTCGGCAGATGAAAATGCCATTTTGCTTACTCCAAATTAGGTGGAGCCTTGTGCCATAGCGTTTCGTACTGCTTCCAACAGACTGTTTGGCTCTGGCGTAGGTGTTCCACCAAGTTTTCCACCCGATGCCGTCTTCATTGGTTTTCTGGTAACAGTCCGCTGTTTGAACCTGTCATTCACCGTCTTGTAAGCCTCGTTAGCCATCGCTATCGCTGCTTCGGCGGTGTCTGGCCGGCCACGTTCTGCAACCAATACCCTCACACGGTCATCGATCTCATCTTGCTTGAGATCAAAGTCAGGATCCTGTTGACGGGTTTGCATTTCCCAAGATGTGACAGTCTGCGCTAGACCTTCCAGATGCTGTGCGCTTTGCGCTTGCACCTGTTGCTCCTGTACGCGCTCATTCGTCTGCCGCAGCCTGTTGGCTTCAGCCCGCGCCCTAGCGAGTTCCTTGCCGGCGTCCTCATCCATGTAGCCGTCATCAACCCGTTCACGAATGTCGTCAGGGATGGCCTCACCAGTCAGCTGCCGCAATGTCTCCATGTATGGAGTCAGTGCTTCTAACGCCCGCTGCGGATCGTTTTTCATCAACGCCATAATCTGCAAGCCGGTAGAGGCTTCCTCGGAATTGATGTTGTTCTCCGCTAGGTAGCTGGTGATCTGCTGGTACTGCCTATGCCCTTCCTTAAATTCGTTCTTCTGGCTGATGACTTTCTGGAATCGGTCATACGGAACCGGCCCTCGGTCGGCCACTTCACCATCGTCATCCTCATCGTCAGAGGCCGCTAATGGTTCGGCTTCTTCCTCGTCAAAGTCACCTTCTTCAACCTCAACGGATTGCGACTCCGCTTCCTCGGTTTCTTCACCCTCAATCGCGCTTTGCACGACCGACAGCAAATCCTCCTCGGTTTCGCTATCTGCGCTAGACGTTGGCGCTTCCTGTTCTGTTTCCAGACCAAGTTCGTCTTGTGTTTCGGAGTCAGTGGACGTTTCCAACTCCTTCGGGTCATCGACCATATTTGCGTCCCTTCTTCATTAGTTTAGCTTTGTTGGTCGTAATCTTCAACAAAACCTCATTGATTATTGCCCATAGGTGGGAGTGACCCACTCGTACCGGCATTTAACATAGGTGCGTTAGACGCCCCTCCCGATGACGGCCCGGCCAAAGCCGGATCGCCGGTTCCCGGCCCCTGTGCCTGATTCATAGCCACAACGGATGGAATCTTCTCAACGATTGCCTGTGTGATATCCAGCTTGTCATCAAGCCGCTTCAACAGTTCCTTCGCCAGCCAGCTTGGATCGATGCCGGGGATTTGCAGCAGGAACGGCATGATCCGCTCGATGTTCTGCAACTCGGCAGCGCGGTTCGGCTTGCCTGTAGATCCCGCCTCGATCTCAAGGAACACTTCTTCCATGATCTCTTCGCGTGTCATCTCAGGCCATGCAGCACCTGGGCCGACAATCTTCTTCACCTCATCGACCGACATCTCATGCAGCATCACTTGACCAGCTGCACGGGCAATCTCAGACATGAAGCTGTCCAGATCATCGACGTTAGCGCCCAAGCTGGACATCCTCGATGATTCAGCAATGCTCGTCTCAGTAGCCGTGGCCTTCGACAGACCGCCAAAGTTGGCTTCCTGTGCGCCTACCACCAGCTGCACATCGTCAAAGATCGTTTTGACTTCGTACAGGTTCGGGTCAATGCCGATCTGCGCTACTGGCTGGATGACATCGTTGACCTTCTGGCCAGACGCCAAGGCTTGCAGTTCGATGACCGCGTTGGCCGGGTGCGTGGCCAGCTTTGCCTTATCTTCTTCTTCCAACATGCCAGCCGGCGCTGCGTACTTAGGACGGTTGGCCCGGCGGTGCTCTCGCAGACCTTGGCGGGCGCGGTTGTACTCGTTCTGCATCGGCATCAACAGCTTGATGTCAGACGGCGGGTACAGCACATCCTTGTGCTCTACCTCGTTAAACACCAGCGGGAAGATCGGGTAGAACGCCTCGACCTTTACATCGGGTGCCATCGGCTCCCGCAGGAAGTCGT